GCCACAATTAACGTATACCCTGTTGGGGTGCAAATTTATGTTTTGATTGGTGACGTACTTGTTTGGGGTTCTATTGATGACAACCAGAACCCAAACTGGCAAAATATAGGCAATACTCAATCGCCCGCATGGACAGTCATAAACGATGAACAATCTCCCGGTTGGACTAACCTGCCGTCGTAAGGAATAAAAATGGCTCTCGTACTAAAAGATCGGGTTAAAGAAACCTCTACCACCGCTGGTACAGGCACGATTACGCTTGCTGGCGCGGTCGCGGGGTTTCAATCTTTCTCGGCTGTAGGTAACGGTAACAGTACTTATTACGCCATTGTTGACCCCGTTGCGGGCGCGTGGGAAGTGGGTATTGGTACATACACATCTTCTGGGACTACGCTGTCTCGTACAACTGTGTTGTCTTCAAGTAATAGCGGGTCGCTTGTTAGTTTTGCGGCCAATTCTAAAGATGTTTTTGTAACTTATCCATCTGAACGGGCGGTTTGGCTTGACAGCGCAGGCAACGTTTTGGTGCAGTATGAGTTCAACACAATCAACGCTACCACTGCCAACATTACAACTGCAAATCTTACGTCCGGTACGATTTCTACGACTCCAACTAACAATACTGACATTGTTAATAAGCAGTACGCTGACGCTATTGCTTCTGGCATCCATTTCCATGAGGCGGTGGACTTGGCAACTACCGCAGCCCTGCCAGCAAACACGTACAACAACGGAACATCTGGGGTAGGGGCAACGCTTACAGCCAACGCTAATGGCGCTCTGTCTGTTGACTCAACGCTTACTGTTGTTAGCAACCGCATCTTAGTCAAGAACGAAGTTACGCAAGCAAACAACGGTGTATACACGGTTACGCAAGTTGGCGCTGCTGGAACGCCATACATCCTAACTCGCGCTACAGACTTTGATACTGCCGGAACCGGAGTTGACCAAATCGACGAAGGTGACTTTTTCTTGGTCACTAGCGGTACAGTTAATGCTAATACCGCTTGGGTACAACAGACCGCTCCCCCTATTACAATTGGTACAACAGCAATTGTGTTCCAGCAGTTTTCTGCCCCAATTACCTACACGGCTGGCACAGGACTTAGTGAGTCACCAACTTACACATTCAACATTGCCAATACAGGCACTGCTGGCACATACGGCTCGGCTTCTGCGGTTCCTGTGTTTGTTACCAATGCACAGGGTCAAGTTACTTCTGTAACCAACACCAACATTGCCATCAATGGTTCTGCTGTAACGGGCAATATCTCTGGATCGGCTGGGTCTGTGGCGAATGCGCTGACGTTGGGTACATACCTGACGGGCACAAGTTTTAACGGCTCTGCTGCTGTAACAGCAACCGTTGACGCGACTTCGGCAAACACTGCTTCCAAGGTTGTGGCGCGGGACGGTTCTGGCAACTTCTCTGCCGGTACGATTACAGCTACGCTAAGCGGGTCATCTACAAGCGCAACAACCGCAACTAACTTGGCTGGTGGTGCAGCCAACCAGATTCCGTATCAAACGGCAGCGGGCACAACAGCGTTTACTACGGCGGCGTCCGGCACTAACTACGTATTGAACTACAACGGTTCTGCGTTTACATGGGTGTCAGGAACAATTTCTGGTGTGGCTTTAGGTTCTAATTTAAACAGCCTTACCGCCGGTACATATTTAACCGGCACCGCCTACAACGGTTCAGCAGCACAAACATGGACGGTGGATGCCACCTCCGCTAATACAGCTTCTAAAGTTGTAGCTCGTGACGCATCGGGTAACTTTAGTGCGGGAACAATTACAGCCACGTTGAGTGGTACTGCAACTAATGTGTCTGGCACGGTTGCCACTGCAAACGGCGGCACGGGGCTTACATCATTTACATCAGGCGGTGTTGTTTACGCTTCTAGCACAAGTGCATTGGCTACTGGGTCTGCGCTTACTTGGAATGGGACTAATTTGGGAATTGGAACTGCAACCCCCAACAATTACAGTTCAGCGGCAAACAACCTTGTGATTGCTGGAACTGGTCAGCGTGGCATAACCATAGCCTCAACAGATTCAAATCAGTCTAATTTATTTTTTGCTGATGCTGATAGTGGAAGTGGTGAATACGCTGGTTATCTTGCATACTTTCATAGTTCTGACAGTCTTGCGTTTGCGGCAAATGCAACAGAAGGTATGCGCCTAACCTCGACAGGTCTGGGTATTGGGACAACTTCGCCCTCAAGCAAACTAGATGTATCTACAACAACAGGATTTACATTTGCGGCTACAGCAACTGCTGGTGCAATTGTTGGCGCAAGGGGCGTTACTGGCGGAAGTTTTGCAGTCAAAACTAATAGTTATAGTGCTTCCTATGATTCAGGACTTGCAATTGATGGAACATACCCAGCAGGCGGCGGTGCTCTTGGCGAATCCAATATCAATATTAAGGCCTTTGGCGTTTATTCAGGTGGTGGTTTTGGTAGTACTTTAGGTCTTTGGACTTCTAGCAATACAACATTATCTGAACGATTCCGCATTGGCTCTGCTGGTCAACTAGGCATCGGTGGCGCTAACTACGGCACAGCAGGTCAAGTACTAACATCAGCAGGATCAGGCGCAGCACCATCTTGGCAAACATCTACAGCCGCAGCAAAAGGTTTTGCTGTTGGAATGTCTTTAGTCTTCGGACGATAATGGAGAAACAATGACTTCACCTACCGCACTTCTTGGCCTTGCGCTACCCGTACAGGGCGACCTGTCTGGTACATGGGGCGACACCGTTAACGACTCCATTACATCTTTGTTAGATTCGGCTGTTGCTGGGGTTACCACACTTAGTGCTGACGCAGATGTCACGCTAACTTCCACCGACTACGTAGCAAACCAAGCACGGCAGGCGATTATTCGCTGGACGGCAAGTAATGGCGCAAGTACTAGAAACGTCACAGCCCCAGCTAAAAGCAAAACCTACGTAGTCATCAATGCTGGAACTGGCTCCATTGTGTTTCGCGGCGTAGGACCAACAGCAGGCGTCACAATTGTTTCTGGAGAGAAATGCGTTGTTGCTTGGAGCGATTCTGATTTTGTTAAGGTGGCCTCGTCTACTTCAAATGGTACGGTAACTTCTGTCAGCGTAGCATCAGCTAATGGTTTTGCAGGTACGGTGGCCACAGCAACCACAACCCCCGCCATCACGGTTTCTACCAGCATCACAGGTGTGCTCAAAGGTAACGGAACCGCGATCTCAGCGGCCACTGCGGGTACAGACTATGTGGCTCCGGGCGGTGCTCTTGGAACGCCTTCAAGCGGCACAGCTACGAATTTGACCGGCTTGCCACTGTCTACTGGTGTAACTGGACTTCTGCCCATTGCAAACGGTGGTACGGGTACGGCGACGCCAGCAATCGTGGCTGGAACTAACGTTACAGTGAGTGGCTCATGGCCTAATCAAACGATCAATGCCTCTAGTTCCGCGCAGGTTTATCCAGGCGCAGGTATTGCTAATTCAACCGGCTCTGCTTGGGGTACAAGCTACACAACCACTGGCACGGGAACGGTATTGGCTTTGGCCACATCACCCACGTTTGTAACGCCTGTCCTTGGCACCCCTTCATCCGGTACGTTGTCTAGCTGTACCGTGGACGGCACAAATGCTGTTGGCTTTAGAAGCATTCCACCCGTTGGCACAAAGACAAGTTCGTATACGTTGACTACCGCTGATGTAGGCAAATACGTGCAAGTCAGTACAGGCGGCTCCATCGTAATTCCCAATTCAACGTTTGCAGAAGGCGACGCCATTAGTATTTTTAACAACACCGCTGGCAACATTACGATTACTTGTAACACTACCACCGCTTATATTGCTGGCACTAATAGTTCTAACGCATCACTTGCTTTAGCCACCCGAGGCGTAGCAACCATTTTGTTTATCAGCAGTACAGTCTGCGTTGTCTCAGGAAACGTATCGTGAGCGGTATCCAGATGATGCTAGGTCTAAAGCCTAGAGTTACTGGGCTAACGTCTGTCCAATATATTGTTGTTGCTGGCGGAGGCGGCGGCGGTGCTGGCGATAACATCAACGGCGGTGGTGGCGGCGGTGGGGCTGGGGGATACAGAACCGGCAGTTCACTTGCTGTAAATCCGGGCGACTCTTACACTGTAACTGTTGGCGCGGGTGGAGAACGTAGTTTTAGCGCGGGTAGTGCTTCCAGTTTTGCGGCTATAACTACCATTTCGGCCACGGGTGGTGGGTACGGCGGTGACCCGGGTAATAATGGTCGTTACGGCGGTTCTGGTGGCGGTGGTGGTGGACGTATAGACGGCACGGGGGGGCCGGGTAATGAGGGGGGCTACTCTCCCGTTGAAGGTTACGCTGGCGGTAACGGTGGTTTTACAAGCGCCCCAGACAATGGGGGCGGTGGCGGTGGCGGCAACTCTAATTCTATTGGTGAAAATGGTAGCGGCACTGGCGGTGGCAGTTCAACCAACGGTACTCTAGGGTTTGATGGAAATAGGTATGCCGCTGGCGGAGGCGGTGGTGGCGGTGCTGGCGGTGCTGGTGGATCAGGCAGCGCTTCTGCTGGTTCCGGTGAAGGTGGTACGGGAACTTCTGGTAATTACCAAGGCGCTAACGGGGCTGCTAATAGCGGTTCTGGCGCTGGCGGGGGCGCTGCTGGTAATAGCGGTGGAAGTGACGGCGGTATCGGTGGTTCCGGCGTAGTTGTCATTAAATACCCTGACACTTTTGCTGCAGCTACCACGACAGGTTCTCCAACAGTCACAGTTTCAGGCGGATACCGCACATACCGTTTTACGGGTTCAGGTTCAATAGAATTTTGAGGTAAATCATGGCAGCACCTAATATCATCGCACCAACAACAATCCTCGGTAAAACCGCTGTGTTGGCAATTACGACAGCAGCTACGGCTATTGTCACTAACTCTGCCGCCAGCGGTAAGGTTCTGAAGATAGACCAGCTTCTTATCACAAACGTTAACGGCACCAACAATGCGACCGTAACCATAGATATTTTTCGGTCTTCGGTTGCGTACGATCTTGCGTACCTAATGACCGTGCCTGCGGGGGCTACGCTTGATATTATTTCAAGTCGTATTTACTTAGAAGAAGGCGATACCTTGCGTTTAACAGCCAGCGTTAACAGCTACCTTGAAGGCGTGTGTTCATACGAGGACATTAGCTGATGGCGGATTTTCCATCCCCTAGCAGCGCCTATGGGCGTTGGAACCTCATGGATGTGCGCGACGCCGAAATGGGCGATAACTGGCCTGTACCTCCGCCGCTAGTTACACCAACCGTTGAATACCTTGTAGTTGCTGGTGGCGGTGGGGGCGGTCAATGGGCGGGGGGTGGTGGCGGCGGTGCTGGGGGTTGTAGAACGGCTACAGGTTTTGCGGTTTCTTCCGGTTCAGCAATTACTGTTACTGTTGGCGGTGGTGGTACAGGAGGCGGTAATCAAAGCACCTTGCCTACCGCTGGTTCTAATTCAGTTTTTTCTTCTATCACTTCTACTGGTGGTGGTTACGGTGGATACAACGGCTCTAGTGGTAGTTCTGGTGGTTCTGGTGGCGGTGGCGCTACGGGTGCGGCGGGAAGTGCAGGGGTATCGGGTCAAGGAAATGCCGGTGGTACAGGCGGTAACTCTAATACTGGCGGCGGCGGGGGCGGCGCTTCTGTTGTTGGTCAAAACGCATCCGGAAACTCTTCGGGTAACGGGGGCGGGGGTTTATATTCCGAAATTAGTGGCTCTGCTACTTACTATGCAGGTGGTGGCGGTGGTGGACGCCACATGGCTGATGGCAGTGCTGCTACAGGCGGTAATGGTGGCGGAGGAACAGGTGGCGCTTATGATTGCGGCTCCACAGGTAACGGTGCAGCAGGAACAAACAACACTGGTGGTGGGGGTGGGGGCGCTGGCGGTGTAACTAACTCTTGCGGCAGAAGTGGTGGAGCCGGGGGGTCAGGTATTGTTATTATTCGTTACGCAGACACATACATTGCAGCAGTTTCAACAACAGGTGGCCCTACTATTACAGTGTCTGGTGGGTATCGTATTTATGTATGGACTAGCTCCGGCTCAATCACGTTCTAATCATGGCAACATTTCCATCCACCTCTAGTGCATCAGACGTCTGGAACATGACGGATGTCTATCGTGCGGAAGCTGGCGATAATTGGCCTGTAACGGCTACTGTTCCCGGAGCGCCAACAATTGGCACGGCTACTGGCGCTAGTGCTTCTGCATCGGTAACATTTACAGCGCCAGCCAGTGATGGCGGTTCCGCAATTACAGGTTACAGAGTTACCTCTTCACCCGGCGGTATTACTGCAACAGGCGCGTCATCTCCCATCACAATTACAGGTTTGACAAACGGCACCGCCTACACATTTACAGTGGCGGCACAAAATGCTATTGGTTATGGTGCGGAAAGTGCTGCATCTAACAGCGTTACTCCCGCATCGGTTAGAGCTTTTACAATATCCCCTGCGGTATCTGGTAAGAGTACGTGGACACTAGAGAGTGACGGAGCGCTTAATCTCGGTTCTGGCGGTACATGGACTATTGTCCCTACATCAAGTTATAACGTATCTGCAAAAGTTTGGGGTGCGGGCGGTGGCGGTATGACAACTTCCGGCGGCCCCGCTGGTGCGGCCACGGGCACGATTGCAATGACTAACGGAACCTCATATCAACTGATTGTTGGTACGGGCGGTCAAGGCACTTCGGTTAGCCGTGCAGCTAGTGCTGGCGGTGCGGGTTCGGGCATTCAATTTACTTCTGGCTCTACACCAATTATGGTTGGCGGTGGCGGTGGCGGTAACGCTGAGGGTGGATCAGGTAGATATGGTGGCGGCGGTGGTGGTACTACGGGTGAGACTGCTCCCGGAGGCGGTGGTTTTGGTGGTACTCAAAGCGCTGCTGGCGCTGGTGGTAATGGTGGTCGTCGTACTGGCGCTTCAGGTTCTGGTCGTAATGGTGGCGGCGGTAATACTGGATCAGCATATACAACAGGCGGTACTGGGTTTGGAACGGGCGGTGTTGGTACGTTCAACGGTGGTGATGCCGGTTCTGGGGGTGGCGGCGCGGGTTATTTTGGCGGCGGTGAAGGTGGCGGTGACGCTGGTGGTTTTGGTGGTGGCGGCGGTTCTGGCTACGTTAACGGCTCAGTTGTTACATCCGGAACACTATACAGCGGCAATGCGTCTACGGGTACAGTAGGTAATTCAAGTGATGCCAACCGTGGCACTGCGGGTAATGGCGGTTCTGCGGGCGGTGGTACAGGAGTTACCGGAAGGATATATCTATCGTGACTGCAAAATGTTCTTATGTGTTCCCCGTGCCAATGTTAGAACGAGATTCTGACGGCTTAATCACACCTGAGCTTATTGACTGCGCAAAACAGATTTTAAAAACGCATGGCGACAACCCGTTTTATAGCCCATGTAATAGCACCGTGCGAACATTTGGTACCGTGTTAGAACTGCCAGAGTTTGCACAGCTTAAAACGTTTGTAATTGAATGCGTTGCAACGTACTGTGACTTTGCAAAGATTAACAAAAATAACTTGATGTTCAGCGGCTCTTGGCTAAACGAATATCAAACTAACGGCTATCAAGATTTGCATACGCATGAAGATAGCGTATTGTCTGGCTGTGTGTATCTCAAAGCACACGGGGTCAAAGATTTTATTACTCAAGCGCCTTGGCACTTTTTTCAACCGTCTTACCCAAAACATACAGAGCTAACACCGCAGAATTGCCACAATCTTGAGTATGAAACGGTAACTGGTAGATGTTTTATATTTCCAAGCCACTTGATGCACCGTACAATTCCAACGACTCAAGAGCGAATTAGCTTGTCTTTTAACGTTCGGTACAGTTAACCATGGCTCAATTCCCATCACCAACAAACGCCAATGGCCTATGGACTGTAAAAAAGGTCAAGCGAGCTATTCAAGGTAGCAACTGGCCGCAGTTCCCCGGAGCGCCTACAATTGGTACTGCCACTGGCGGTAATGCGCAAGCGTCTGTTACTTTTACTGCGCCTACTTATGTTGGCTCTAGTGCAATTACGGGCTACACCGTAACATCCTCCCCCGGCGGTTTAACGGCTAGTGGGGCGTCTTCTCCTCTTGTAGTAACTGGACTGTCCAACGGCACGGCATATACTTTTACTGTACGGGCTACCAACACACAAGGTACTGGCCCTGCAAGCGCAGCATCAAATAGCGTAACTCCAGTGGCCCCTGCTATTACATCGACAGTCGAGTATTTGGTTGTAGCCGGTGGCGGTGGCGGTGGTAGCGCAAATAATTCACAAGGTACTGGTCACTACAACGGTGGCGGTGGCGGGGCGGGCGGCTATAGAACTGCAACAGGTTTTGCCGTTTCTGCTGGCGTTTCTATTACTGTAACTGTGGGCGGCGGGGGTACTGGCTCCAGCACAGGTCAAGGCTCAACCGGATCAAATTCTGTATTTTCAAGCATCACTTCTAATGGCGGAGGATTTGGCGGAACTTACCAAGGCAGTGGCGGCTCTGGTGGCAGTGGCGGTGGCGGTGGACGTGATGGAGGCGGTGGTGGCGCTGGTAATACCCCATCAACAAGTCCATCGCAAGGCAGTAATGGAGGCGGCTCTGGAGGTGGAGGTGGCGGTGCTGGGCAGGCGGGTAACACTGTAGGTTACCGAGGAGGTAATGGCCTAGAGTCTTCTATTACTGGAACAGCTACTTACTATGCGGGCGGCGGCGGTGGTACACAACTTGGACAGGGCGATCCAATCCCCGGAGGTTTAGGTGGTGGTGGCTTTGGTCGAAACGCTGAAAACTTCCCCGGTAATGCCCAATACGGAACCGACAACACTGGCGGTGGTGGTGGCGGCTGCGCTGTTCAGTATAGGGGCGGTAATGGTGGCTCGGGCGTTGTTATTATTCGCTACGCAGATACGTTCCAAGCCGCGACAAGTACAACCGGTTCTCCTACAATTACCGTTGCGGGGGGCTATCGCATTTATCAATGGAATAGCTCCGGCTCAATTACTTTCTAAGGTGACACATGGCACATTTTGCACAACTTGATGACAACAATGTAGTACTGCAAGTTATTGTGGTACATAACAATGAATGCTTAGGCGACAACGGAAATGAATCCGAATCTGTTGGAATTGCCTTTTGTCAATCATTGTTCCCCGGTACGCGCTGGAGGCAAACAAGTTACAACGGCAACATCCGTAAAAATTATGCGGGGATTGGTTTCCAATACAACCCTACGCTGGATGCGTTTGTTCCGCCAACACCCTACCCAAGCTGGGTTCTAGACGAGGTTACTTGCCAATGGATTGCTCCGGTAGCGTATCCGACAGACAACAAACAGTACCGCTGGGACGAAGCGACAACCGCTTGGGTGGAAATTCCTTATCCATCACCGTATCCAAGTTGGGTTAAAAACGAAACTACCGGTCGATGGGAAGCGCCAACCCCCATGCCTAATGACGGCAAAAAATATAGCTGGGACGAAGCTACAACTTCTTGGGTTGAGGTGATCCAAAATGTGGGACTGGGCTGAAGCGTTCATTGCCGCAGCCTGTATAGTGGCCTTCGTCATCTATGGCACTTACATAATTGCATGGAGTTTGGTTTAAAATGATTGACATTACCAAAGCAATTGGAGCCGTTGCCGCTACCGTTGCCGCTTTAGGCGGTAGTTACACGCTTGCCGATAAGTTTGGTTGGTTTGACCGCGCAATCATTGAATGGTCGCCAGAGAATTTTAAAATTGTGGCAGACGCTGGACAGCCTATCAACGTCACAGTTGCAAGAATAAAAAAACGGGACGATTGTTCTGTTGAGAGTTTTACGCCAAGCATCCGTGATGCGGCTGGTATGGTGCATGAGGCAGCCACCACCGCAAGTAAGTTTAGCGGCCCAGCCGGGCCAGAGATTGATACGTTCACCTACGAACTTACGATGGTAGGCAAGGAAAAGGTTACCAGCGGCAAAGCCACTTTGCTGGCAACGATCAAGTACAAGTGTCCTGAAGGGGAGCGCGTTGTGCAGTACCCTCGCCATGCGAATTTAAGTTTTGAAATGAAATGATTGATCCTGTTGCCGCGCTAGAAGGACTGCAAAGTGCCATAGGGCTAGTCCGTAAGGCGGCACAGGTGGCAAATGACCTAGGTGGCCTAGGCGTGATGGTTGGTCGGATGTTTGACGCTAAGAGTCAGGCATCCAAGGCGATGGTGGAAGCCAAGCGATCAGGCAATAAGTCTAACTTTGCGCTGGCGATGCAGATAGAAAACACGCTGATGCAGACCGCCAAGCTGGAGGCTGAGTTGCAGATGCTCTATATGCAGACGGGCCACATAGACGTGTGGAACAAGATCAAGGCCAGAGCCGCTGAGATGGATAGGGATGACGCTATAGAAGCCCGTAAAGCCAAAGAAGAAGAGAAACGCCGTAAAGAAAAAGAACAAGAAGAACTTGAATTGGCGGCTGGGTTGACCGCAGGTGCTTTTTTGTTAATGCTGCTGGCGTTTGGCTTGTATGAACTGTTTGAGTTTTGTGCTGTCAACAGGTGTGGAAGATGACTTGGTTTGATGTATTGCTTTGGTCTGCTGTACCTTTTAACTATTTCTTTTGGATAGTTATTTATCCAAGGTTGGGCAATGAATGAGTACCAAAAACAGTTTGACCTCTTCCTTAAAGTTTTTGTCAGGCTGTGTGTTGCGTGGTGGGTGCTTGGGTTTCTCCAATTCCTGCCAGATGAGTTGGCGGGGAAAATTGTCGATAAACTACTTGGAATGATAGGACTCGGATAATGCTTTCACTATTTTCAACCCTTGGTGGCTTGCTCATATCGGGCCTACCAAAACTACTAGACTTCTTCCAGAACAAGGCTGACCAAAAGCATGAGTTGGCTCTTGCCCGTGTGCAGATGGAGTTACAGCTTCAGATGATGGCGCAGGGCTTTGCCGCCCAAGAGCGCATGGAAGAGATTCGCACCGATCAGATTGCTATGGAAACAGACGCGCAGATGACTGTAGCGGCCTATGACCACGACAAAAAGATCATGGAAGAAGCCAGCCGCTGGGTGGTCAACTTTGTGGGTACTGTGCGCCCGATGGTCACTTACATCTTTGTGCTAGAACTATGTGCCATTAACGCTTGGATGGCTTACTACATCTACACTCGCCCCAGTTTGGTTACAAGCATGGACGATTTGGTTCGTTTGACTGACATCCTGTTCAGCACTGATGAGATGGCAATGCTTGGAGGCATCATTGGTTTTTGGTTTGGCTCACGTAGCTGGAGCAAGAAATGAAACTAGGCAAAGCTGGCGCTGATTTGATGCACCAGTGGGAGGGGTATCGCACTAAACCGTACCTCTGCCCTGCCCATATTCATACGATTGGGTACGGGCACGTACTCTATCAAGAGCAAATCCGCCTGCCCGTAGTCAGGAAGGAAGGCTACACAGGGATGATCCGCAAAGAGATGCCACTGAAACCGGAGGACAACCGTGTCTGGACTAAAGAAGAGATCGAGAAACTATTCACAGATGACGTCGGCCCTACTGAACGTGGTGTTCTACGACTTGCTCCCGCTTTATCTGGTCGTCAAGGCGCTTTCGACGCGTGTGTCAGCTTTGCCTTCAACGCCGGAGTGGGGGCTTTTCAGCGTTCTTCTATTCGGATGAAAATAAACCGTGGTGACTGGGAAGGCGCAGCCGATGCGCTCTTGCTGTATTGCATGGCTGGTGGCAAAATACTACTAGGGCTAAAAAAGCGCAGGGACGCTGAACGTGCCTTGTTTCTATCTTAGGACAACCGATGGCGCTGAAAAAACTTGTACTGAAACCGGGTGTAAACCAAGAAAACACCCGCTATACCAACGAGAACGGTTGGTATATATCCGACAAGATGCGGTTTCGCCAAGGTACGCCTGAAAAGATTGGCGGCTGGCAGCGCATATCTGCGAGTACTTTCTTAGGTGTTTGTCGTTCTTTGTGGAACTGGGTTACGTTGCAAAACTTCAATCTAATTGGAGTGGGCACTAACTTAAAGTTTTATATTGAAAAAGGTGGTGCGTATAACGACATCACGCCTATTCGTTCGTCTTCTACCATCAACAACAACCCGTTTTCTACAACCAATTTAAGTACCACAGTTACGGTTACTGATACTGCGCATGGTGGGGCAACGGGCGATTTTGTAACTTTTAGTGGCGCTACGGCTGTTGGTGGGTTGGATTTAAACAATGAGTATCAGATAACGGTACTGACTGCCAATACATACACAATTACGGCAGCTACTGCAGCCACTTCTACAGCCACGGGCGGGGGCGCTTCTGTTGTAGCCGCATACCAAGTAAGCGTTGGCCCAGCAATTGAAGTTGCCCTGACAGGTTGGGGTGCGGGCGCGTGGGGCGCAGGGGCTTGGGGTGTTGGAACTCCATCCACAACTGAAACAAATATTCGCATTTGGAGCCAGCAAAACTTTGGTGAAGATTTGATCTTTGCCCCAGCAGGGGGGCAGCTTTACTATTGGGACGCCACTAATGGTGTAACAACCCGTGGCGTATTGGTGTCTAGTTTGGCCGGAGCTTCCGATGTTCCAACAGTGCAAAACTTTATTTTTGTATCTGATATCAGCCGGTTTGTGTTTGCTTTCGGCGCTAATGAAATTGGCAGTGCTACACAAGACCCCATGCTTGTGCGCTGGTCAGACCAAGAATCCGTAGTTAATTGGACGCCATCTATTACCAATCAGGCTAATAGCATTAGGCTTTCGCACGGCTCTAGAATTGTGACTTGTGTTCAGACCCGTCAGGAGATTGTGGTTTTTACTGATTCTTCTGTGTATTCATTTCAGTACCAAGGCCCACCAGCTATTTGGTCAAGCCAACTGCTTGGCGATAACATTTCTATATTCAGTCAAAACGCCGCCGTTATTGCATCAGGTGTTGTGTATTGGATGGGCGTAGACAAGTTCTATAAGTACGATGGTCGTACTCAAACTCTGCGTTGCGATTTGCGCCAACACATTTTTCAAAATATTAATTTAAGCCAAGCGGCTCAAGTGTTTGCTGGAACCAACGAGGGTTTTAACGAAGTCTGGTGGTTCTATTGCTCAGCCAACAGCACCGTCATTGATAGCTACGTTATCTTTAATTATTTTGAAAACAATGGCGAGGGCGTGTGGTCTTATGGCACGCTGGGCCGTACAGCATGGCTTGACTCAGGGCTGCGCGATTACCCACTGGCTGCTACATATACATATAACTTGGTTAACCACGAATTTGGGAATGACGATGCGGAAACAGCCACGCCTGTAGCAATTAATGCAATCATTGGGTCTGCTGAGTTTGACATTGACGACGGCGATCACTTTGGATTTGTCTGGAGGATGTTGCCTGACATTACATTCCGTGGGTCTGACACAGCTTCTCCGCAGGTTACTATGACGCTAATCCCAATGCAAAACGCTGGCTCTGGGTATAACGACCCCATCTCGTTGGGCGGTAATGAGAACGCTACAGTAACCCGTACATCAACATCTGTTATCGAGCAATTTACCGGTCAAGTTTACGTCAGGGTTCGTGGACGCCAAATGATTTTGCAAGTTGAATCAAACCAACTTGGATGTGCATGGCAGTTGGGTAGCCCCCGTATTGACATCAAACAAGATGGCCGCAGAGGTAACTCATGATTGTTATTTCTGAATTTGAAATCCAGCAGGTAGTTGCGCCTAACTTACCCTTGGCTCCAACGGAGTATCAGCGGCAATACACCGACCAGCTTAACGACGTCCTGCGGCTGTATTTCAATCGGCTTGACGCAATTTTGGCTCAACTAAAAACAAGCGAAACCATTGATCCAGCTAACATTAACGTACCTAACGGTCTGTTTTTCAACACCGCAGACCAGACGCTGGCCGCTGTAGATACAGGCTACCCCATCACGTTTAACCAGACTTACCTTAATAACTTTGTGGCCCTCCAAGCCGCTAGTACATCCAAAATTGAAGTGGCTGTTGCCGGTGTCTACAACTTCCAGTTGTCGGCTCAGTTAAAAAGCACTAACGCATCTGCCAAAGATGTGCAAATTTGGATCAAACGCGGTACAACAACGATTGGATATTCTTCCCATAGGTACACGATTGAAGGTTCAGACAACCACATGAATGTTGTTTGGATATTTGACATTGACTTGGCGGCCAATGAATACATTGAGATGTACTGGGGCGCAGACGATACTGCTGTGACAATGGAAGCTATTCCTGCATCTGCGCCATACCCTGCTGTTGCTTCGGCGGTAATGGCTGTAAACTTTATTGCGCGGTTGCCTGACCCCCGCCCAACTCCCCCGTAAGGTAAAACATGGCAACAACAGTTAAATCTATTGCACAACAATATCTTGATGCCAATCCTGATGTGAACGCTGAGTTTGAGCGTTTTAAAGCACGAGCGCCTAGTAAATGGACGCCAGAATCTTACGTCGCATACCATTACCGCAACTACGGGAGGAATGAAAACCGTGCTGGGACTGAAGGCTTAACCAAAAATATTGACACTCTTGCAAACCAAATTCTTGGTCAAAAGCTGACCTCCCAATGGAAAGGTCAAGGCTACGGTTCTGCTGAAGCAAATGCCAAAGACATGGCTACCATCCTGACTGGTATTGGGATTACCGACATTAAGCAGTTTGGTAAGGTTACAGCGTATGAGCCGGTACAAGAAATGTACAAAACGTATAACGGCCAACAAGTCATTACCACGACTGATGAAGAGGGCAAAACTGTTAGCTATATTCGCCAACCAACAGGAGAATATCAATACGACTGGGACACTGGACAACAGTACCCCGTAACACAGTTTGCGCCAGTTCCTCCTGACGCAAAACTTGGGTCTGTTTATGGTCTGTATGTCGGCTTCGACACTGTTACTCCAGTTGATCAATCAAAAATTACATTTAAAGATGGAAAACCTGTTGTTGCAGTTGGTGAAACTTTTGGCAATAAAGCTACTGGTCAAGCAGTACCCAATACATACAGCGAGCGCCAAACAGGAAATGCTTGGGGCGGTACCTTTGCTGGAGATGGTAATACTGGCTATCGCGTGCAGTTTACGCCTGACGGCACCCCTATTTTCTACACCACGTACGCCTCGTCAAATGACCTTGCAAACCTACTAGAAGACCTTGGCCCTATTGGTCAGATTGGTTTGGCTATTGCTACGGGTGGACTGTCTATCCCCCAACAGATTGCTGCACAGATGGCAATTCAAGTTTTAAGCGGTGTAGACCTTGACGACGCAATTAAAAACGCGGCGGTCAGTTTTGCGGTAGCGCAGATTCCCGGCACAGACATCATGAAAGAAGCCAATAGCTTTATCAGTGATCTGGGGTTGCCAGTAGAACTAACTAAAACTTTGAACAACGCTGTCCAGACTGCAACAGTATCTGGCGCAAAAGCTTTATTGACTGGCCAAGACCTTAGCGATGCCGTGGTAAAAGGATTTACCAGTGGTGGATTGAACGGTGCGGTAAACGCACTGTTGCCCAATATAGAGGGGTTTAAGGAACTGAGCAACACTCAGAAAAAACTGATTTCCAATGCTGTAGTTGGCACGGTATCTGGCAAACCGTTGGATCAAGTTTTAATCAACACCGCTATTTCTGCCGCAAATGCTGAGATTGCACAGCAAAGAAAACTAAACGCTCCGTTAGACGCCAAAGCCATTGCCGAATTGACGCCCGAAGAAAAAGCCGTATACGACGAATACGGAACAAAGGGCCTCAAATATACAGCAGACATCACCAAATTACTAAGCGGTATTGATGCTGGGGCCAGCGAAAACAAAGACAGCGGCCTGAGCAACCAAGACATCTTGGACATGATCTACGGCGGCACTGACGCCGGTGGCAACATTACAGATACCACGGGTCTGGATACGGGGGAAACTATTCCCGGCGGCACAGATGGCACAGAAACGTTAAATGTTACCGGTAATAAAGACGTTACCGGTGTTGATACTTCCGGTAATAATCTAACCACAAAAGGTACCGATCTTGGTACCGTCAATGTGACCGGTTGTGGTGAGGGCAAAGTCCGTAACGCAGCAGGTATATGCGTAAATATTGACTGCGGCGAAGGTAAATACTGGGACCCCGTTACCAAGCAATGTGAACTGAAAAAGATTGAAACGGTTGATGTTACAGATAAAGGCACCGACAAGGGCACCGTTACTGTTACCGCTTGTGGGCCGGGTAAAGTGCGTAATGCTAAAGGCGATTGCGTCGATATTGATTGCGGAGAAGGTAAGTTTTGGGACCCAACTACAGGTAAATGCGAGCTAAAGAAAGTTGAAACTGTAGAGGTAAAAGGTGATGGCACCGATACCATTACGGTTACCGCTTGTGGCGAGGGCAAAGTCCGTAATGCTCAAGGCATATGCGAAGATATTGATTGTGGCAACGGCAAGTATTGGGACCCGGTTACCAAACAATGCGAGCTAAGGAAAGTTGAAACGCTTGTATGCGGAGCCAACCAAGAACTAAGCCCCGATGGGCTAAGTTGTTTAAATAAATGCGGGCCGGGATATACACGGGGTCCTGATGGTATTAGCTGCGTTAAAGACGATGAGATCGTAATTAAAGCCTGTCCAAGCGGCCAACAACGAAATGCTGCGGGCAAATGTGTACCCATTGATTGCGGAGATGGTAAGTACTGGGACCCAGTTACTGAACGGTGCGAGTTAAAGAAAATTGAAGATAGTACGCTTGTATGCGGAGCCAATGAAGAGAAAAGTCCTGACGGTAAGAGTTGCATACCCAAATGCGGCACTGGCTTTAAGCGCGGCCCAGATGGTATAAGTTGCGTTCCAATTGCTACTACTACTACGCCTCCCACGGTTGTAACCCCAACGACCGTTACGCCGACTATTACCCCTGCCATCTCGACTGCGGCGGTCAATACAGAAACTACAAGCCCTATTTATGCAGGCGCTATGGGTGATTTTGATCTGTTTGCAACTTTGCCAGAACTCTTATCTGACGACACAGATAAAAAAGACAACAAAAAATCCCAACAAACTACTAAAATGGCTACCGGCGGGCACCTTGATGACCTGCTGGCGGAGCAGATGACAGTAGACGACCTGCTTAACCTATTACGCTAAAGGACTCAAGATGAGAGTTTGTGAAGATATTATTGTTGGCTATGACCCAGACGATGGGTCTGCCATTGTTGAAGAACAATGTTACGACGACGGCACCGTTGATACCTCCGACTTTACTGGGGGAGAATCGCAAGATTATGATCTGACGTCATCTGAAGCCCTTGCTGGGCAAGGTTTTTTGCAAGACGAAACTGGCAACGCCTACAAGTTAGACGACTCTGGCAACCTAACTTTTAAAGACAGCAAAGGCACTGACTTTACGTACAACGCAGAGAAAGGCGGCTTCACAGATAAAGACGGGAACTTTGCTGGCGGCGACAATTCTTTGCTTAACTACATAAAAAAGTATGGTTCAAAAGCGATTGATCTGCTTAAAACAAACGGCAAATTTGACCCCAAAAAATTGTTAGTTGCTGGTATTGGCGCGTATAAACTTGCAACTAACAAAGACGAGGGTGGCTACAACGTCCCTGTCCCTAAGATGGATGCAGTTACACAACAGATTGACTACAACGATCCAAACCGCAGACCCGGCTCCGCTGGTCGCCAGTATACGACCGACCCGCGTTACGTAAAACAAGGCGATGCTGCAGGCTTAGCCGCAGCCCAAGCCGCTTCGGACGCACAGAAAGCCGGTATTTTGGCAGCCTATAAACCTGCCGCCGCCCCTCCAGCGGTTAACCCATACGCTGGGCAAATGGCTATGAAATACAACGCTCCTGCCGCCGCTGCAACTACTCCAACAGGAACCACTGCAGGCATAGCTGCCATACCAACCAAAGAACAGCTTATGGACCCCAACTTTAAAATTAACTCAATTGGCATGGCTGACGGTGGTATTGCAATGGCTAAAGGTCGCTATTTAGGTGGTGACACAGATGGCATGGCTGATAAGATTTCAACCACAATTGATGGCGACCAAGAGGCAGCACTAAGCCATGGTGAGTTCGTAATCCCTGCCGATGTGGTATCCCACCTAGGTAATGGCAACTCGGATGCTGGCGCTAAAAAACTGTATGCCATGATGGACCGCATTCGCGAAGCTCGTACTGGCACAAAGGAACAGGGCAAAAAGATTAACCCCGACAAATTCCTTGCTGCAGCTTCAGGTGGTTTGGCTGCGGCTTATGCCGGTGGTGGCTCCGTGCAGAAGTTTCAAGAAGGCGGGATACCGCTTGATACCTCTAAGACTTCTACTCTGTCCCCTTGGGCCGGTGACTACGTTACCAATATGTTGGGTAAAACCGAAGCTTTAACTAACGCCCCCATGCAAACTTACGGCGGTCCTTTAACGGCTGGCGCATCTAACTTGCAACAACAAGGTTTTGCAGGGCTTAGCGAAGTAACTAAGGGTGGGTTTAATCCAGCGACCTTTACCTCTGGCACATTTGACGCCAGCGCCGCTAACAAATACATGAACCCGTATTTGCAGGCATCATTGCAGCCGCAGATTGACGAAGCGCGTCGCCAGTCTCAAATTACCCAACAGCAGAACGCTGCTAAGATGACTCAAGCCGGTGCATTTGGTGGCTCACGCCAAGCTATTCTTGATGCCGAAACTCAGCGTTCTTTGGGCGCTAACTTGGCAGGTATTACCGGTTCGGGCTACAACAAAGCGTACGACACCGCCATGGGTCAGTTTAATATTGAACAAGGCCGTGGATTAGATACCCAGAAAGCCACCGAAGAATCCCGCCGGTACAGCGCAGACTACGGACTTAAGTCTTTGAGTGATTTAATGAGAGCCGGTGAAACTCAACGTGCAATTGAGTCTGAGGGTATTACCGCTGACAAACGGCAGTTTGAGGAACAGCAAGCTCGTCCTTACACTAACTTGGAGTTCCAGCGCAAGATGCTTGAAGGCTTGCCAATTGGTGCAGAAACTAAATCAACAGATCAAGACGCGTTATCTAAAGTGCAAACAGACATTTCTGGCTTAGCATCGTTGTATCAAAAATTGGCTAACTTGGGCATTAAGCCGTAAGTAAAGGTAAATCATGAATCTCGTTAAAGCGCAAGAATACGCACAATCGCTCCCCATACCGGACTTGCAAAAGTATGTGGATGGAATGAATCCAGCCATGATCCCACCATGGGTAGCCACTGGCGTTATGCAGGCTAAAACAAAACTTGCTGAGATGGCCAACAATAGGCAAGGCGCAGCGCAAGGAGAACAGCCTAGCGTCAAAGAACAGATTGAGCAAAAAGCAGGTCTATTAGGACTTCAGCAAGCACAGCAAGGTGCGCAGCAGCAGGCAATGATGCAGGCACGCCCTATGTCAGGACCTGTACCTACGGGAACTCCACAACCCGAAGCACAACCTCAACCCCCACAGATGGCCGGACTTGACCAACTGCAGTCCAATATCAAGATGGCCGGTGGCGGTATCGTTGCGTTTGCAACTGGAGACAAGGTTAAAGCTGGCCCTGAGTTTATTAAGTTCTTACAGAGCATGGGTATTGACTACACAGATTTTGTAAAGTCTCCCGCCGCCGCTCAAGACAGTATTAAGGACATGTTTCGTTCCGTACAAGGTTCACCGCCAGCGGCACAAGCAGCACCAACTCCGCAAACCGTTCAAGGCAGTGCGTCTCCAAAAGCTTTTGCCGCAGGTCAAGCCATGCGTCCCGCAATAGACGCAGCAAAGAACGCTGCAAAAACTAAACTGATTCCCGGCGCTAACATAGGCTTAGCGGCTTATCAAGGACTGGGTGAAGTAAGCGATGCCCAAGGGTTTTATGACGATCCTAACGTACCAATGGCGGAGAAGATTAAACAATTTGCCCGTACAGGCGCTAGAACGGCGTTGCCAATTGCAGGTGGTGCTGTGGGAAGTTTAATCCCCGCTCCTGTTGCTGGCACCATAGCCGGTGCTGCCGCAGGTACTGGCCTTGCCGCTTTGATTGACCAAGAAGGCGACGCGCTCAAGAAATATCGTGAATCGCAAAAAGGCGACATGGCTTCTGAAAATGCTCGGTTGGCTGCAAAAGCACCGGCTCCAGACATGGGTACCGAAGGTCGCCGTACAGGTCAGGTTGCTACGGGCAACGGCATCAATGTATCGCCCAACCTTATTCCAGCGTCGGCTAGACCTAAACCACAGGGCAATGTTCCACAGAACGTCAACCCTAACGCAGTTAAGGTAAACCCTAATGCGCCTCCTGCGGCACCCGCAGCGCCTGCTCCAGATAGCATGGAAGCTATGTACAGAACGTCACTGGAGGGTGGCCCTAAAGAGCGCAAAGTTGAAGACCTTATTGCAGAAGACCAAGACATTAAGAAACGTCTGGGCTTAGACGAACCCGCCGGTAAAGCCAAACTGGAACGTATTGAGGAAATGAACAAGCAGTATGCGGCAACGCAATTGTCTCCCATGGACGAGCTTATTGCCATGCTCGGTAAGTCTGGTCAGTACAAAGGGCTGTCTGGTTTGGCTCCCGCATACACAAGCATGGCTGAGAAGAAACGTGCCGCAGACGCAGCGCAGGCTAAGATGATTAACGAACTCATGGGTGGCGTTGAGGATACCCAACGTGGTGAGAAAACTACTTCTGCTACGGGAGTTAGAACTGCTCGTGAGAAAGACGTTGGGGATGTGCGGGCGTTTGATCGGGAAAAGCTGCAGTCTTTAGGCACCGCCCGTGGACAAGACATACAAGCAGACGTTACAAGACGTGGTCAGGATATGACATACCGCGCAGCTATGGCTGCTGCTGCCCAGCGTGGAGACAACCAAGAAATTGCCAAGATTAACGCGGCAAGTCAGTTGGCTGCACGGGACGAGACTATTAACAACTGGCAAGCTCAACTTAAAGAGTTGGCCAAGATGCCAATACCGTCAAACAAAGCAAAAATTGTCGCTATTGAGAAGCAGATTAACGACCGAACAAAAGCCATCTACGGACAGTTTGGTATTACAATTCCAGAAGCCCCCGGCGCAGCAAGCCCCGGCGGAACCAGTTCTACACCACCTCCCGGTGCCGTTCGCGAGGTGAAACGCTAATGGAGTGATATATGCCTAAGTATGAAGTCGATGTTGGTGGTAAAACCTACGAAGTAGATGCACCGGATTCCAACACGGCATGGCAGTGGGCTAACTACACTCATACTCAGGCACCCGCCGCACCCAAAGAATCTACGTTTGGTAGTGAGTTAGTCCGTGGTGCCAAACAGTTAGTATCTTCTGCTCGTACGGGTGTTGGTAGCGTTTTTGACCCTGAGGAGGCAGCTAAGGCTGGTGTTGCCCGTAGCCAAGCCATTGGAGAAGAAGCTGGTGTTGGACCCTCCTTAGAAGCCGTACAAAAAGCGTATCAAGACAAAGGCGTACTGTCTGCAGCAGGCGAAGCCGTATCTCAAATCCCCCGTGCGTTAGCTGGACAAGGCGCTAACTTAGCGTCTATGTATGCTGCCGGTAAAGCCGGTGCTGCTGCAGGTGCCCCGTTTGGGGCAAGAGGCAGAATTATTGGTGGTGCGGCTGGTGCCGCAGGTGCGCTTCTCCCCCAGTTTATGGGTTCTAACGTTGAGCGCCAAGCTTCTGAGCAAATGGAAGAAGGCAAAGACGTCAGTATTGACCGCACAAAAGCCTATACCGCTGCCGCAGGCCAAGCCGCATTAGAGAGCGTAGGTACTGCCTTTACGCTAGGCAAACGAGTTGTCAAAGGTATTCTTGGTGTTGCAGATGATGCCGCACTTGCTACAGCCAAATCGCAAGCTGAGTTAGTCAAAGCCGCCGAGCGTTCGCTGGCTGCATCTGCGGGGCGTGGTGTTGCCCGTGGTACTGCTGAAATGCCAGTTGAGGTTAGCCAGCAAATCCTTGAACGCTATCAAGCTGGGTTAGACCTAACATCCCCAGATGCCCTCAAAGAGTACGGCGAGTCCGCATACCAAGCTGCGTTGATTGGTGGCCCGCTAGGTGGCGCAGCGGGGGTTGTAGAACGCGGTCAAGCCCGTGGACAGGTAGAACAGCAACAACGTGCTGAAGAAGCGGCAAGACCCGCGCCTACACCCCCAGAAGAAGTAGTTCCCGGAGCCAAACTGCCTGAGGAAGCTCCTGTGGGTACGCAGGGTACGCTGTTCACGCCCAAAGAAATGGGCAAGCGGGTTCCAGAACCCAAAGAAGAACCCGCCCCCGCCCAGCCTGCTGCAGTGCAGCAAGGCGAACAACTTGGTTTAGGATTAGATTACGAGCGCGACTACGCTGACCTTGTTAAAGAACAAGAAACGCTTAAGATGCAGCCCCAAACCCCTGAGGTCAAGGCGCGTATCAAAGAACTGGCCGAGCAACGGGCGTCATACGACGAAGCCGATATTGGCAGACGTCAAGCCGAAAAAATCATTAAAGAACAACGACTTACGGAAGAAGCAGAGAAAAAAGCCGCTGACGAAGCCGGTGCGCAACGCTTTCCCGGATTGGCTGGTGCAACTACTGCACCTATTACACAAGCAGATATTGATGCCATAGGTCTGCCTTTGAAAACATCCGCAAAGTGGATACAAGACAATGTGCTAGGCAAAACCGTTGAGGAAATTAAAGCGCTGGTTCAGCGTGACCCTAAACTTATCAGTGGTACTGGGGCGCGTGCGGGGGTATTGAAAGCGTTGGTATCGCCACAACCTGCAGTTTTTGAGGAGAAGAAAAATGTCCCGACCCCTACCCAAACGGATCAGCCTCAAGGCGAGCTTGACCTCGGAGGAGGTGAGCCAAGCGTGGGAGTATCTGGTAAGCCTACCGGCACCGACGTGGTACAACCCGGAACCGGAGTTCCCGCCACCACCGGAACATCTGCAACACCTGACGGACTCGGATTGGCACCTGCTGGACAACCTGCTGGCACGGGAACTCAAGCTCAAGGAACTCAGCCCCCTGCAGTAACGGCTAATAGAACAGCCGACCAAGTTATGGATGAAATGCGGGTGCTAAGGGAAGAGCAACAAGCCCTTCTCACTAGCGCAGGGAAACGGCCCGCTGTGAAATCTAAAGCTCGTGCAAGATGGGATGAGATAACTGACCTGCTTTCTCAAAAGAAAGCGGAGTGGGATTCGCTAGACAAAGCAGAACGACTCGCTAAAGGAACAAATGCGCCTACAACTACTCCTGCTGCTACTGGTGCTCCTGCCACTACCACGACTACTAAGGGATCAAAGAAGGCTACTGGGGCAGCTACTAAAACTACCACTACCAAAACGACTAAAGCACCGGCTGCTACTGGCACTGCTGAAACTGTAGAAACTGACGCGCAACGCAAAGCTCGTGAAGATGCCGAGCGTAAAGCCAAAGAGGATGCGGAAGCTAAAGCGGAAGCTGACCGTAAAGCCAAAGTAGAAGCTGAGGAAGAGGCTGAACGCAAGCGCGAAGCAGATGAATTTGCAAAGCAGATGGAGGAAGTGGAGCGCAAGGAAAAAGAAGCCAGAGCCAAGGCAGACGCTGCCAAAAACGCAGCCGCTATAGCAGCCAAACCTGTGCATCCAAAGTGGGCTAATTCTGTAGCAATAAAATACAAAGGCGTTGTTACATACAGCCAAGGCAATATTGCGCTTGTTAAGTACGTAGACCCCGACGGCAAAATTGTTTACGGTGCAGCGCGTGACACGTCTCCCTACGTGTCAACTGATGTGTCTGTAATGGACCCAACAACTACCAGACGTTTTTCCAGCCAAGAAATTGCTGAACTGCAAAAAGCAAAACGGGAAGACGTTAAACGTGAAGAAGACTTAACCAAGAAATACCCCAACGGGCCGTTTACCAATGCCAAATCAAACGTAGTGGCTGGCGACAATATTAACCCACGATACGTTGCATATCTGCGGGATTTGATGGACTCATTGGGTTTAAAGGACATCAACACATTTTTCTTTACTGGTAAAGACGTAGAAAACTTTCCCGAGAAGTTTCATCTGCATGGTAGGTACGCTCGTCCATACGAAATGTTGGCGCGGGGGGACGAAACCAAAGGCGCTACAACGCGAATGGGGCCAAACTACCAAGAGTTCTTTCTCTATATCCGGGACGATATGGACCCGGACATGACCCTTGAGATTATTGCTCATGAACTTGGGCACATGATCCAGCATATTGCGTTTGACACCGCGTCTGTAAAAGAAAAAGAAGCGGTCTTGTATGAGTACGATGCATGGCTTGCCACCAACAAAGGCAAGAGCATGCGGGAGTTAGTTCCCAATCTTCGCAACCGCCGTGGTACGGAAAACATGGAACGGTCCGGTATTCCTGACGTAACTACAGATCAACTAAGAGCAAAGCAACAGCAATACTGGTTAGGATTTAGTGAGTGGTTTGCAGACAACGTGTCTCGTTGGGCCACCACTGCCGATAAGCCATTGACGATTGCCGAAAAGTTCTTCTCTAAAGTTGCGCAAATGATGCGTGACTTGGTTGCCGTGGTGTCAGGGCGTAAGTTCCCACCATCCAGAGCCGTTGCAGAATTCTTAGAAAACATGGGGCCGGGCAGTGCTGATGCTTTCTTATGGGGGTTTAACCCCGCTGGTACGCGTTCTGTTTCTCCAGCAGACACTAAGATTGATTTTGCCGTTACCTTTAGCGACGAGCAACTTATTGACTCCATGGGGCCGTTAAACCGTGACGACAAATCCGGATTAAAAAACTTACTTACCGGTGTTCAATCCAACTCTGACATTGGCTACGTGACTAAGTTCCGTACGCAAGTATCAGACATTGCTGCCACGATTGAAAAACGTTTGAGTGAGAAGTTTGATGGCGCGGTGCGTGACAAGCTGGGCAAGCTAAACCCCATGGGTCTGTACCGTCAAGCGCAAGACTACACCAAGATGCTGCTTGAGTATTTCCAAACTGGCACGTTGTATAAAGATAAAACAACAGGCTTGTGGAAGTCCGGCATGGGTGAAGGCGTACGCCCACCTGCAGAAGTTTATGGTTTGATTGACAAGTACGGAGAAAAAAACGGATACAGCCGTGAACGCGCCACACAAATTGCCAGCCGTGTGTTGGAAGGTGTGCGTTTAAATGAGATGCGCAGGTCTAATGCGCAAGACGGCACAACGTTCCTGATTCACTTAAAAGACAACGAGATCGACCAGTTAGTAAAAGCATACAACGCCGACCCAGACTTGCAGGAAATGAGCAAGCTCATGGACGAAGCCCGTAAAGCGATGGTTGACAACTTGGTTTCGGTAGGTAGATTGTCTGCTGAAGAAGGCAAGCTGTGGCGCGAGGTCGTAGGCTATGTACCATTTGACCGTGAAACAATTGACGAGGTAACCACCAACTTCAACAAAGCCAAAAAGATCAGTGGTAAAGGTTTGGCACAACTTGGCAAGCTACCTGAGTTGGTTGGTTCGCTCAACCGTCCGGTGGGCAATGTGTTCGATAACTACCTAAACACGCTCGGTTGGATGGTTGGGCAAACACTTAAAGCCGACGCTACTTTAACAACTTTGCGTAGCCTAGAAGACATTGGACAGGCTAAGTTCTTGGGGCGCACTAACCAAGGCAAACCAAACGTTGTTGGCGCTTATGTTGACGGCGAGATGATGTATTGGTCAGTGCCAAGCAAGTACGACGTCATGGCGTTTAAAGACTTGAACCCACCTAAGGCGGGTTGGATTCGGGCAATGGGTGCGTTCTCTAACATCCTACGCAAAACAGTTACTGTACTGCCGCCATTTGCGTTGAAGCAGGTAATGGACGACGTGCAACGTGCCATCATGACCTCCGGTGTAAGAAACCCCGGCGCATTGGTATGGATGTCTTTGACTAACTTTGGTAATTTAGTGTGGCACGAAGGGAAACAAACTGTGAAGGCGCTGTTTGGTTTGCCGGGGCTTGAACACCCATACGTCAGAGATTTTGGACGCCTCGGTTTGACTGGTGAGTACGACTTTGAAGCCGGTAAGCCTGCAACATCTTTGCTAAAAGATTTAGGTTACAAAAAGCGCGGTAGGTTTGAGTCACTGATTCACAAACTCGATGGCATTACCCGTGCGTCTGACTTGGCCGTTCGTAAGGCAATCTACGATCAGACCATGAAGGAAAGCAAGGGCGATGAGTTGTTGGCACAGACCCGTGCCCGTGAGTTTATTAACTTCCGTCGCCGTGGTGCGAATCAGTTTGTGACTGACATGATTACGGTCATCCCGTTCTTTAACGCTTACATACAAGGTATGGATGTGCTGTATCGCGCAGCGTCAGGCAAGGACTCAAGTTCTTCTGTTGATCGTGCGCAAGCTCGGCGATTGTTCTATAGCCGTGCGGTTACTGTCACGATGCTGAGTTCCCTGTATGCGTTGGGTAAGGGCGATGACGACGAAGACTACAACGAGATGGACTTGCGTACTCGGGACAGCAACTGGATTCTTGGTGGCGGATACAAGATCGGAGTTCCGGGCGAACTAGGTGCTATCTTTAAAGTCATTCCCGAGCGTATCGTAGAATACATGCGTCGTCAGGGTACACCAGAAGAGCAAACGGCATTTGAAGCCGTGCGTACAACGCTGAGCTATATGTTTGAGCAGTACTTAGGTCGTGCCGTGCCAATACCGCAAGCTATCAAACCGGTGATTGAGGCATGGGCTAACAAGTCATTCTTGACTGGCAAAGACTTGGAAGGCTATCACCACAGGGCGATGGACCCAAGCATGCGTATGACTGAGCAGACGTCTGAGTTGGCTAAAGCCATTGCCGTATTTAGCCGTGATGAGATTGGCGTTGAAGTTTCTCCAATCATGCTTGACAACGCACTGCGTGGATACTTCGGCTCAACTGCTGCAATGGTTACGATGGTGACGGACAGCTTACTTAACCCAACGCGAGTTGATCGCCCACTACATAAGTACGCACTGTTCAGCAACTACTTATATGACCCAGTTGGCACACGACGCATGACTGAGTTCTACGAGGAGCGCGAGAAGGTCGGCAAGGCAAACACTACGCTGAATGAGTTGATGAAAACCGACTTAACCCGTGCTGAGAAATACATTGAGGAACATGGGGATGAGTTAATGTTAGAGAGCGCAGTTAACTCTACGCTTGAACAACTGGAACGCACCCGTGCTTATCGCAAGTTCTTGAACAGCCCAGAGGGTGCTAATGACATGAGCAAGGCAGACCGCGAAGCAGAACTCAAAGAACTGAAACAGATGGAGATTGAGTTGGTTGGTTGGGTACGTGAAGCCAAAGCAGAACTACGCAAAGTTCAGTAGACCCGCCAAACTCGCGTACCGTACCGCCCGTACTCACAACGGGCGCGTACTTCTATTTTGATTTTAAGAAACCTAGTAGCCGGTAGGAGTGCGTTTCGCACCTGCGCGGGTGTTGCAGTGGTAGGCAAGAAGAACGAGCTACCGATAACAAACCGCTCCCAAAGGAGAAAATACTCAACCCCAAACAGGGTGAGTACTCTCATGTTGTCCGACAGCTTCGGCTTTGGCTTAGGAGCCTTCGGTGTCTTAAATGTCGGAAGCTTCCGCTTGCGCGAACGCCGTTTCGTCAATGCCAATTACGTCTCCATCAAAGATGTAGCAGCGTACTGCAATACCGCTAAGCCCACCAACGGCTCCCGCACCAATCCGAGTTGGATGCGACTTGCCACCGTGCTTTAGATACCCCGCAGTGGTTAGCCGTGCCAAGCTATCACGCACGTCCACCTGTCTACCGGTAAAGTATTTGCGTAAATCAGCCACAGGGATTGCAAGCGTCTTGGTGTCAGGGTCGTACCGCATCACCAGTTTGCCCTTGGGTGTTAGCGCAGGTCTCTCAGGCAAGCCACCCTTGGGGGTATATGCAGCCACCATTGCATTGTTGACGTTCTCGTTGATGAACGCGCCCAGTGTCTCTTGTGCCACAGTCATTGGATTACCAACGCTAGACAAGTTAGATGCAATCGACTCCCGAACTACGCCCAGTGCGTATTGGTAAATACGTGTAATGTCGATGTCAATTAGGCCAAGCTTTTTTGCAATCAAGGCACCCACAAAGGCACACGTCAACAAACAAGAATAGAAACGGTCAGTCTGATCTAGGTTCAGCGCCTTGTCCACCTTGGCTTGCATATCAGCAAGCAGCTTCATTACATGGTCGTGGTTGTCAATGATGTACTGAATGTATATCGGGCCTGCCAAGCCGTAGTTAGAATTAAGCTTGCCAAACGTCTCGTCAATCTCGGCCTTGGTTGAGCCTGTGTATTTGTGGAACGCAACCTCAAGCACCCGACGAAGCTCACCATCTGCCGTACTCTTAAGGTTCTGCAGGGCGTCAACAACAGAGGCATTGCCGGACGACAGGGTAAAGTTACACCATGTTGTGTTGTTCACACGCAGTTTATTACTCTGCGATTCCATACGGTGCTTGCCTCGCCCTGAGGTGAATCCATAGGCGTAGTCAGACAGAACCTCAGGCTTCTCGTTGGTGATCTCATCCACAGTAAACGCAATGCTGTTCATCATGCCAAGCAAGTGCATCTTGGAAGCGTACGTGTCGTCTTGCTTCAGCAGTAGGGTGTCAGGGTTGCCAAAGATAGAGTTGACCACCATCTGAGCCGTTGACTTGCCGGAGCCTGACCCGTTGTGTTTAAGGTGAATCAACGCGCCCTTTACGTTCTGCTTGGGGCCAATAAACTTCAACAGGGGTGAACCAAAGCCAAAAAACAACGCCAGTGCATGTGTCTCAAGTCCGGGCCGGTTGTAGAAGTTAGCGATCTTGCTCCACTCCTCTAACGTGCCAGTTGGTTTAAACTGCTCAGCCAACTCTCGTGTACCGCTTGCGGGGGGCGCTAGTTTAGTACCCGCTGCCGTGTATTCCAACTCACCTACAACAAAGCCAAGCCCATCCGGTGTCCACCCCATTTGATTGCGGGTTCTGTTTGCAGCGTACTGCGACTGCAGTTTGCGTAGTGTCGAAGCAAAATAAGCCATGATTGCATCCAAGTGTTTTCCGTAAGCGACCACACCGTTTTTAATCAGTAGGTCACGCATCTTATCTTTAGTGAACAGTGTTGTCACTGGGGCGTAGAACCTGCGGATACCGTCTTGCTTCATGTGCAAGTTCAGCCCCACCATCTCGCCTTCACCATTGCCATACTGGTCAGAGTCAAAGAACCTTTCTGTCAGGTATAGGTCGTATGGGTAAATTTCAACATCCTTTTCCTCACCATCAGGGGTACGTTCTTTCTTGTATACACCACCGTTAGCCCCACGGAAGTATGGGAACGGATATGCCGGTATCGACATGGTGAGTGCAGGTGCCGTCTCGTCCTTGGGCGTCTCAATGATGTACTGGTCATCCTCAACCACTGCCTGCTCTACAAACTTACCCAACAGAAGAGGTGTAGAAATCTTCTGTGGGCAACCCTCGCACAGTGATGGGTTGTTGTCCCGATACCACTCGCAGGTGTACGGGCCTTTGGTCTCAGCAGCTTTAGCTTCAGTCGCCTCTGCCGAGTACTCGGGATGCCGTTTGGACATGGTATGGATAGCCGTGGGGCCATCTTCACAACGCACAGCGATAGACAGCGCAGCCCTCCACAACGGCTCTTCCAGTGTAGGTGCTTGCTCAATGGCATGCTTCATCTGCGCACAACCGTTACCGTTAATGCTACGGATAGCTATGCGCTTAAACGAACACTTAGGGTAGTCGCCAGTGCCACCAATATCCTTAGACGTATCGTCCATGCCAAACTGTTTGGCAGCACTCAAGTCCATTGCAGGGGCGGGTAACGGCTCAATAAACTCAGCAAGGGATACGGGCGTACCCATTGCAATAATCTGTACGGGTCTCGAGGTTTCGTTCTTAAAGTTATGGGTGCCGGGTATGCGCAAGATACGTGCAGCATCTGCAGTTACGGCAGGGTCAGCAAATAGTTTCTTCTGAGCGCACAAACGCTTCAGTGATTTTGCGTGTCGTATCCACTCGGATACGGGCACGTCTTCGGTCAAGGGCCAATAGACATGTAGCCCACCACCTGAGTTAACAAGCGTTGGACTTGGGAGCTTCGTGTCAGCAACAAATATGGATAGGGCTTGGGCAGCAGCAGCTTGGTCAGCGTATGGCTTACCTGTACCGCAATCTAGGTCTAGAAAGAACGACCGCAGAAAGATGGCATTGTCCACCTTGCGACCTGAGTCATCTTCAAATGTGGCAAGCGCAAAATACGCATCCACGCCTTGAGAATCCATACCTGAGCCGACTGCCTCCACGTCTTCAATCGTCGCTTGGAACGACTGCTTGACGGCGTTTGACCGAATACCCACAGTGCAATACAAGCCCTGCGTAGGTAATACGGAGTTGAGAAAGTCAGTCACAGAACCTCACTGGGTTGAGGGGAAAAAATAGGGGTGACAGTGCTACCTGCCACCCCACGAGGGTTACTTACGTTTTGAAAGACGTGCAATAACTTTAGGCATTGCTGCCTGATGACGAGCGCGTGGCACCGATCTACCAGTCAGCCAGTTGTACACACTCGCACGAGTCACGCCAAACATCAGCGCTATCTCGGTAATCGGTGTACCTTTGTTGATGCAAACGTCAGCCAACTGCATAACAATCGGCCTCTGGTCTGCATCTTCAACTTTCTGAATGAAGAGGGTGTCATGCCCCCGTGGTCTATTACGCATCTTCGTCAGTAGCCCAGTCACTCAAGATGTCAGATACGTTCTTTGCTGCTGCAGGCGTCTCAGGCTTTGCTTTAGCAGGGGCACGTTTCACTGGCTCAGCCACGGCTTCCGCTTTCTCGACGGCAGCAGGGGCTTCCTTGAACGACTGTGGTAACGCAGGCATGCCTTCGGCTTTAGATGGAACCATCTTCAACTCGATAGCTTGACGAGCGTCTTCTGTCAGGCTCTGTGCTTTACCCAGTTCCCACTCTTCTTTCGACAAGGGGCGTACAGCACGGAACTTCAACACGGGCACTGCTTCGGCAGTGTCGAAGCGAGCTTCGGTCACAATGCCTGTAATCGGAATACCGTGTCCTGACAAGAACTTACCAAACGCTTGCAGTGGCATCTTCTCACCTTCAGCACGACCGAAGTATGACTTGGCGGGGACTGACAAGCGGTAGATGTTGCCACCAATGTCGTTCTCTAAAGCTACAGCCAAGCGCTTACTGTAACGGCAGGCACGAGCCTTACCATCGCCAGAGCCTTCGATGTTCTGTGGGCAGGTAGCGCAGGTCTTAGCCTGTGGGTTAGTCACTTCTTCGTTGGGCACTACGCCTTCAGCAGACCAGCAGGCAGGTTTAATGTCCTTGCCTTCTTCGTATTTGTCTGCATAGAACGTACGTGTCACACCCTTGCCGGATGCAATCACCACGAAGTTCATGGCGCGTTCTTCGTTCTTGGCGACTTCTTCACCGCCTACGACCATACGCCACACACCGCCCTTGATAGAGATTTGCTTACCGCCAGAGCTACCTGCAATGTCACGGGTAGTAGCGTCAGAAGCCTCACGTAAATAGTCAGGGATAACGGAACCGGATTTAAAAAGTGTCATGTTACTCATTTTGATTTCCTATTGGGAAGTTACTTGGATGAACGGCGAACCGTGATCGAGTATTTCGACTCGATATTCACACCTGCAGGCATGCTGTCCGGATTCTCTTTGACGAACTGTGCGAAGTTACCTTGCGCAATCCGACGTTCGAGTAAGTCAGGTGCATCATGCTCACGGATGAATTTGTACATACTGTCCCAGTCACTGGTCCAGTAGCGTGTTTTGACGGCTCGTGTGAACGAACCGAATTGTGTTTTGCCACCGTCTTGTCCAGTGGTCTTGCAGATTTCTAGAAGCTCTTGCTCGACTGCCTCAAGCTGAACATCAAGGTCAGCAATCTCGGCTTCCATCTGTTTCTTTTTTATTTCTTTGGCGTCACGTATCTTGATATACACATTGACTAACTGACTTGCATCCATAGGATTCCTTTGATTTACGTTGAACATTGGGTGAGGGTACTAACCGCTCGTCCGATTGATGCGATCTTAAAAAAGTCTCGACTTAACAATCAGTAGCAGCTTTCCCCCCGTTTTTTAGAAATTATACACTGTAAAATTTACGTGTCAAGCTCTTGTTTGTATAAATCTACCAAACTTTGATGTAAATCTATTTTATTTTGCAGCATGGTGTACATGCGTCGCTCGACCGGACTGCCTTGCAGGTGTGTGACTGTAACTTTGTTTGTCTGCCCTGCTCGGTGCGCTCGTGAGTTAGCTTGCAAATAGATTTCTGTGGACGCTACTGGACCCCACCACACAACTTGGTCGGCACGAGTCAGCGTGATACCGTGTGCAGTTGCCTGCGGTACTAAGAGGAGTATGCGTGGGTCATCTTCTGTTTGGAATTCTTTAATTATGTCTGCTCGTCGTGTTGACGCAACACCGCCATGAATTGTCTGCACTGTGTAACCTTCTTTGAGCAGAGTATTCTCAACCATTTGAAGCGTGTGTCGATATGGGATAAACACCAATATCTTATGGTCGGTCTGCTCGATCACGTTTAACAACTCACTCATGCGGTTGGTTACATCAAACTCAACAACGCCACCATCATCGGTATATACCGCCCCTTGCGCAACTTGCAAAAGTTTGTTAAGCATTGCTGCCGCATTCACCGCTGTAATTTCTGAGCCTGCTGCGATGGTCATCATTTGTTTTTTGAGCGCGTCAT